TTTCTCAAACTCCTCAAGCTGTCCTTCAACTTCTTTGTTGATAATAGGAACCATCTTGTTTTTTATAAGTTGTACCTTTTGACCATTTGCTTCGATAAAGTCTGTGTCTTTTTCATACTTATCGGCAACTTCTTTAATCTTTTCTTTAAGTGCTTTGACTTCTTCTTGCTTCTTTAGAGCTTCTTGATACCAAGGGTCTACCACAGCGTAGTATTCTTTACCTAGTTTATCGTTTACAGGCTGAATTTCGTCTACCAGTATTTGTATCTCATCTTGTAGCTTTCTGATAACGTCATTGTTTATTTCTATAAGGCGAGTTCCTGTGTAATTTTTCTCTGATAGTAATTCTTTATTGATATTCATGTTTATTTAATTAAATTGTTAATCTTTTCTGTCCAAACCTTTGCATATTCTTTGATACTGTAATTCTTTAGTACCCAGAGGTAGGCTTTGCTGGCTTTTTCTTTGGCTTCTTTACTATTTTCTTTGATTTTGATGATTTCATTGTACCAATTATTATTTGTTAAAACTGTCATGTATTCTTCGTCTATTCCTTGATATGGGCTAGTGCCATCACTAAATCCTTGAGCGATTACAGGGATTTTAAGTAGCGACATCTCCAAGAATTTAAGGTTACTCTTACACTGATTAAAATAATGCTCCTTGCGAGGAATTATCGCCACATCTAAGGCTAATTCTGCCACGTTTGAAAAGTATTCAGTGACATGGCAATAGGTATGCCACTCTATGTTCTTTAATGAAGCCCAGAAGTCATAATCCTCTTGCATAATAGGTAGGTGAGTTCCATCTTGAAACTTTACACCTAGAATTACAATCGTTACGTCACCTCTTTCGTCTAGCTTCCTTAAATCTTCTTTAATGTGAAAGTAGTCATCATTTGTTGTTACTGAACCTATAAGACCTACACGAAACTTACCTGTGGTATTTTCTTTACAAGGTATTTCATCTAGTGGGTCTATCGTGTTTTTAAGAACACATACATTAGGGTTTATCAAAGCATACTCTTTAGCCAGAACTTCAGTTGAGGCTATTACTCCATCTGATATAGCCAAGAACTCATTAAGATTTTGGTTCATTTCTTCGGCAACCTTTCTTTGAGCGTCGTTATCTAATCGCTCTAGAGGGATTGCTGAATAAGTGTCATCATTCTCAAATATGATTTTCTTTCCTTTCTTTTTAAGAAGGGTGGCTAGTTCAAGACTTTTCTTGTCACTTGGTCTTTGAAAAACTATCACGTCTGCTTTCTCCGACATTGCTTTTAGGTGTTCTGATGAAACCTTCATATCCTTTCTCATAAAGTCTTCTACCGCCATATTACCACCATAGACGGCTGGCAAATAGCCTCTATAGTAGTAGCAAAATGGGTATTGACCGTTTAAGAACAGTATTTTCATTATTTATTCTTCTTAGTTTCTTTTTTTTCTTTCTTTTCTACTTTAGGTTGTTCTACTTCTTGTCCTTTCTCTCGAATTAATCGAGCTTCTTCTCTACCTGTTAATATTTCTGACATGTTTATTTTTTGTTAAGGGCTAATAATATCGCATCAAGCTTGGAGTCCTGTCCGTCTAGTCTTTTCTCCAGTTCCTCAAGCTTACCTACTTTTTCTTGTGCTTGATTGGCTGGCATGTTTCGCATTTCAGCATTTGGACTCTCGACCTGATGAAGGATTGCTTGTGCTGCTATTTTTCTATCCTCCTCCAGCTTTTGTAGTTCTGCATATCGTTCAGGGTTTACTATTTGTCTATTACGAATAATATAACCGCCATTAGTTTCATCTAGTAGATTGATGATATTACCTCCAGTGTCTTTTACAACACTTTTTCTTGCCATGTGACCACTTATATTTATATTTCCTGACATTTGCTTTATTATATCATAAAGAAAAAAACAAACAAACAAAAAACCACCCGAAGGTGGTTCTTGCCAAATATTAATTTGTACTATAGTCCTNCTGCGATTGAATGGCTTCTCATTTTTACTGCTGAGTCATCTCTGTTCTCAACTACTCCGTAACATAGGTCGATTGTAACCAAGTCACCAAGATATTCGTGAACGTATGATTGCTGTACTCGAACACCTTCTTCTCCGACCATACCCATCTTAGCCTTAACAGGCATAGATAGACGTGCCCAGTGGAAAGTATCCTTGTGTGCAAGTAAGTTAATTCTAGCACCGTTATCTCCTACGGCTCCTGTACCTACAGGAACTGCTGGTGAAACGATAACTGGAATACCATAAAGCATAGGTGTTGGAGCTTTTGTTCGTGGTTCCTCGCTTTTTGTATTTTGCCATAATGACAACTTGTCTACTGAACCAATTTGTCGGTAGAAAGTGTTAGGGTGAAAGATAAATGCTGTATCTCCACCGTAAACTTCAACTCCAAGAGTTTCAAGAACTGAAATACCTGCAAGGATTGAAGAGTCAGCCATGTTAGCAGTTCCAAGTCCTACTACGTTTGTAGTGATTCCTGTGAACAATGCTGCAATAGCGTCTTCCAAATCTTGTGCAACTTCCCATGCTCCACCCTTTGAAATTTTGTCTTGGATGTAGTAGCTCTTTTTAACTTGAGCTGCCTCTCTGTCCTCGATAACGAAAGATGCTTCTCTCCATGTTGATACATTTAGAGTCACATTTGTGTAAAGAGGTGAAGAAAGAGTAATCTGTGCGTTTACTACTTTGTTGCTTGTTGATAATGCTGAAAGGTTTGGTGTGTAAATTGCTGCTCCTCCTTCTACTAGTTCTTCTGAACGGTCAATGAAGAATGCTGCTAACTTAAGTTTGTATCTGAAGTAATCGTTAATTTTTGAACCCCACAGTAAAGGGATGTCGACTGTTAAATCGCCACCATTTCCTCCTGTAAATCCATCTGTTCCTAATGCCATAAAATTAAATGTTAATTACCATTCTGCTCTCTCCATAGTGCTTTGTGTTCGGAGTCTGTGAGTCCAGGTGAGCTTACGCTTTTATCCTTCTTCACTTGTCCTGAACCTCGTGATGCTCCAAGCTTAGCTTTTGAAAACTTAGCTTCATCTTCACGTTGCTTCTTAATCGCCAAAAATAATGGGTCTAATTGCATTTCAAGGGGTGATTTATTTCTTAATTTAGAAATGTCAGTTAATTCCTTGAGTAGCTCGTCGCTCATTCCTTGTGACTTTAGAATTTTAATGTCTATAGATTCTTCAGAAAGGTTGTTGTTGTTAATGTTTTGAGTGGCATCACCTTGCTTTGGTTTTAACGCCTTAGCTTCAGCTTCTGCTTTTTTAGCTCTAGCGAGAACTTGTTTGAATTGTGATTCAGAATAAGTTTTCTCCTCTACTGCTTCGACTTCCTCTGTGTCGTCTAGGTCTAATTCGAGGTCTAGTTCCTCGTTAGAATTTGTGGCATCTAATACCTGTTCGTCTTGTTCAGACATAATGTTTTTAGTAGTTTATGCAGGGCTACCATGCGTTTAATCCAAGAATTATGCCTCTTGGGGCTGATAACACTATTAATATAACAAACTCTTTGGTCACTATTAACGTGAGAAATTGGTTTGCTTCTTTGCTTTCCTTATAACTCTTTCTGCAAACCCTTTGATGTCATTCTTAAAGATACCTGCATATTGTTTAAGCAGTCTTTCCTTTTCTCTAGGGTCATTGAGATTACCTCGCNGGATTGGTTGTCTCTCTTGGTTTTTGTTTGATTGTAAAAGCATTTTCTAATTCCTGAAAAGTTTTATCTAATAATAGTTTAGCGTCTTTGATGTGAGATACATCTTCACCTTTAAACATTCGCCCTAGAGCTTCCTGTTCGATTACAGATAGCATAAACTCTTTAAGAGCTTCTTTGGTGTTTCTGTCTCCATTAAATACATCTAGTAGGTTATTCATATTATGCGGTTATTGGTTGAGCTGGCTGTCCTGCACTCATCATAGTAGGGTCTGCTAATTGAACTGCTTTAGTATTGGTTGCTTTAATCTGTCCAAATGAAAGGGGGACACCTGACAATTCTACAATCTGTCCCATAATTTCATTTAAGATAGGGTCTTGTAATACTCCAAACTGTCCTGTATTTGGGTTAAATGATGACACGATAGTTCGCATAATGTTATCGAGAGACTGAAGGATAGCTCCTTTGTTCTTTAGTTCGCCTGTGATATTAGCTGTGATATTACCTTCAATGTCTAGGTAGCCTTGTGGAATATCCATTTCACGCTTGCTTCCAATATCTGCAAAAGCTCCCATGATAGCTTCTTTGGCTTCTAAGTATTCCTGTCGGCTCATTGTTTTACCTTTAAGAAGGGCTTCTTTAAGCATCTTCTTAGCTTCAAACTCTGAAATAGATTCATCAATCATTTTAAGTTCCTTGTCGTCAAACTCTGATACAAGATAATGCTTCTTCATAATCTTTTTCTTTAAGTGTGGCTTAACCCAGTCATTAAGGATTTCATTAAGAAAGATACCCCAGATTTCACGTTGGTATTCAAAAGGGCTATTAGCTACTTGATTAAGTAGAGCTGTCTGTGAGTATGGAGTTCCTGATGTAGGTGCTTCCCCTGTGTTGGCATCAAAGGTAGATGAAACTTTGTTGTATTGCGTATCCCATAGTCCAATAAGGTTTTCGTATTGAGGCATTGAATTAGCCCCCAAGTTAAGTTGTCCAAGCTGATCGCCTTTCTGCATTTGAAAGATATGTCCATGGTCTACTCCTGTGATAGCGTTGCCTGAAATCTTTTGCGAGTCAGTATAAAGAATTACTTTAGAAGCAAGTTCCAAGGCGTTCTTCATAGTAATAACGGCATCGTTTGTCCACGCTTGTGATTCAAACCCTTCTTCAACTACTCCACGCCCTAGAGATTTTCCTACTTCTTCCCATGCAAGATACTTATAGTCATTATCTTTCTCATAACTGTAATCAACTAGGCACTTCTTATTACCTACACAAGCTACTTTAAATGACATTCTTGCGTATTTGTAATCAGAACCTCCTTCATTATCGGGATAGAAACTTTCAGGAAAGTCACCATGATATTCTTTAATCTCAATGTTGCTTTGCTTTTCTTTACTTTGTTTAGCGTAGAGCTTTAGAACTTCCTCTACCTTGTACCACACGTCATCTTTAGCAGAAAATTCAGAAGGTGACATGTAATGAGTTTCACAGATAATATTGTCGATAATATTAGTAGGGTTGAAGTCTAGGTTTACCCAGTCCACTACTTCAATATCAAGTTCTCCGTCGTGTTCATGCTTCTTTACTAATAGACCTCCATACTTTGGTCGTGTCTTTCCCATATCATTAAGAGTCTTTGAGAAGTTAGAGTCCTTTAAGAACTTATATAACTCTTTGTTATACATCATTGCTTGTACTGAAAACTTCAATGAATCTGGTTCAAATCTAATATCCTTTACGTCAAGGTCAGTAGCAGTCTTTGCTGTTGTAACACGATAGTTACATACGTTATAAAAAGGCTTTTCACGACCAATGCTATCTGTATTACCTGATAAATATTGATTGTTTGAGTAGAATTCAATAGTACGAATAATGTCTTTAGGGTTTCTATACAAGCCAGATAGACGCTCCATAGGTGCGTTGTAAATGTCTTTTAGTTTATCTAAATGAGAAAGGAGTTCGTTATGTTCTTCGTATTTTGCCATTGATACAATAATACTTAATCAAATGGTCACTTATCTAGAGAAATTTGTTGTGCCGTTCCTTCTAGCCTCTCCTAGCATGTATTTATCGAGGTCTGAGAGAGTGCCACCACTGTCATGGGTCATAAGAACATAACGTAGCGAGTCTACAGCATCATCATTAACTTTAAGGGGTTCTTCTGGCGAGTTGTCATTCGATGTCTTTTCTTTATATGAATAGGTTTCTAACTCCCATATTAAGTTAGTACAATCCTTATGAATATGAAGTCTATTTTGTTTGAATAAGTTACGAACTGCGTCAATCCCAGACTTAACACTGCCTTTATTCTTAACTACATCTCTTACGTTTACGCCTTTAGAGTTAAGAAGGGATATAGCTGAGGCATTTTCAGGGTCAGGGTAAACTTCATTAAAGCCACAAGACTTAACGTAATCTGTTATCTGTTCTTCGGTTCTTTCAGTTTTATACCATTCGTCAACTACCCAATAATCGCCATCAGTATCTAGCCAGACATGCAAGACTGCACAAGGGTGTCTAAATCCAAAGTCCACACTTCCTAATAGTTTTGCTTTGGGTCGTGTAGGTTCTCCATCAAATACATGTAGTTCTCTTGTAAACTCTTTATACACCAATCCTTCTTGCTTACGAAAATCTGCCATGTACTCTTGAGCAAATCTATCCTCTGGCAACTCCTTTTTTGCTTTATCTATTTCCTCTACTGGGAGATGTGGGTTGTCATACGTTGTAAAGTGAAAGGCTTTGTAGTCTTCATCATCAAAGTTGTATAAATCGTAAAAGTGATTGAACCCTTTAGGTGTTGAGATAAATAATACTTCCCCTTTATTATCAGTAAGAGTAGGTCTGATTACTTCTTGCCAATTAAGCCAAAAGTTTCTCATGCTAGCTATCTCATCAATAACAACAAAGTCAAACTTCTGTCCTCGTAGTGTTTCTACACTTTCCCATCCTCTAAGCCATATAATTGATGTGCCACCGTTCTTAGTGTTCACTGTAATTTCAAGGCGTGCTTCATTTACTGCTGATGATATAGGTAAACAAATTCTTTTTAACTCATTCCATGAAATATCTCTAGCTTGTTGATATGTGGGGGCTATGTATACAACTCGTGCATTGTCTTTGTATATTGCTTTAGCTACCATCTCAAGAATTGCGAGGGTAGTCTTTCCCCATCGTCTTCCACAGTTCACTACTCTAAAGCGATGAGTATCAAGAGCGACTATCTTTTGAGTTTTATGCAGTATCATTTTTATTGATAAGTTCACTAGGTAGGATAACTATACTTTCACCTTTACTTGTTATGTCAGTCTTAGATTCAGCTTTGCCTTCTGCCATTTCCCATATTAGCTTCTTGTCTATTCCTTCGAGGAACTCTTCTCTTTCT